AATCAAGCTATAACAACATGAAAGAAGCTAAAAAAGCTTTATATCAAAATGCAGTAATTCCTCAGCTGGTTAAAGTAAGAGATGAATTGAATCGTTGGTTAGCTCCTCAATATGGTGAAAAGATTTGTATTGATTTTGATTTTACAGCTATAGCAGAACTTCAAGAAGAGTCAGAAAAGATAGTTGACCAAATGAGCAAAAGCTGGTGGTTAACACCAAACGAAAAAAGAGAAGCAATGAGTTATGGAATGATTGAAGATAGCGAAGCTTTAAATGACTATTATGTTCCTGCAAATTTACTTCCGTTGAACACTTCAGTTGATTTAAATTTTGAATCGCAACCACAAGAAAAACCTAAAGAAGAAGAGGAGCAAGAAGAAAAGTCAAAGGTTCCTGGAATGGAAGATGTTTATACAACCAGAGAAGAAGCAGAATTAAGAGCTGAAGAGCTTGGTGGGTCGGGAAGCCACGAGCATTCTTTTGACGGGCAAACAGTTTATATGCCTTTTAAAACGCATGACGAATATGAGGAGGCTGTTAAAAGTTATCATGAAGAAGAAGAAGACAAGTATCACCACGAAGAAAAACAAATGTCAGCTAAATTAGAAAAGGCATTAAGAAAAAAAGTAGAAGACCATAATGCTTCAGTCAGTGCTTCCAGTAAAAAAACAACAGTCAAAACTTTATATGCGGTTTACAAAAGAGGATTAGGCGCTTACCAATCAAATCCGTCAAGCGTAAGACCTTCGGTTAGTTCTCCTGCTCAATGGGCAATGGCGCGCGTAAATAGCTTCCTATATGTGCTTAAAAATGGTAAATTCAGAAGAGGCAAGCATGACACGGATTTGCTTCCAGAAAGCCACCCAGAATCAACTAAAAGCATAGACGCAGAATATATAGAAAAAGAAACTTATAATAACTATCCTCAAAGTGCTTCTAATAATGCAAAAAGAATGATAGCGTGGAAAGAAAAATATAAAGATGAAGTTAAAGCAGGCACAAGAGTTGGTTGGACGCGGGCAAGACAATTAGCTAATCGTGAAAAACTTTCAGTTTCAACTTTAAAAAGAGTTAAAAGTTTTTTAGCCAGACATAAAGGTTATAGCACAATAAATCCAAAATACAAAGACACTCCCTGGAAAGATAATGGTTATGTTTCCTATAATACTTGGGGTGGTGAATCTATGAGAGTTTGGGTCAATAAATTCTTAGATAAATTAGAAGATAAAAATTAATGCCTACTCCAAATCCAAACGAAAATAGAGGGGATTTTGTTTCGAGATGTTATGCAGACCCAAAATCAAAAGAGGACTTTCCAAATGGACCTCAGCGTTTAGCTTTTTGTTATTCACAATTTGAAAAGTATAAAGAAAAAAAATCACTTAATTATACAAAAAAACAATATGATAATATTTGGCTTAGCTATAATAAAGAAAGATTAATCACAGAAAAAAAAGAAATTAAAAACGTATATAAAGTTTGGAAAAAAGAATTAGCTAAATTAATACCTGAGTTAATTGAATCCGGGTCAGTTACGCCTGGCGTTTATTTTAAAGAAGAAATAATTCAAGAAATATATAAAAAACTTTATGTTAACACAGGTCTTCATTTTGCAAAATGGTATGCGAATAATTTTACAAAGTTCCAAAAAAAAGCCGCCTCAGATTTTATTAGAGAGTGGGAATCTACTTTTGTTTGGTATTCCCAAGAAATGTCCAAACGATTCGGGGCAGAAATAGCTAATGCAACAACGCAAGCAGCTATAAGAAAATTTGAACAATTAATGAAAGACCCTGTATATGCAAATTATGGTCGAGACCGTAAAGGAAGAATTTTAGCCGGTCAAATGAATAGTCAAGCTTTATATATAGCTAAAAGAATTGTAACCACAGAATCAACTCGTATTTCAAATTATGCTATTCACCAAAGCAGTTTAAAATTTTTTAACCCAGGCGATTTATTAAAAGTTTGGATTAGTGCTTTAGATACTCAAGAACGTGACTCTCATAGAGACGCTCATTTCCGTTATAAAGATGGAATTCCGGTTGACCAAATGTATGAGGTTGGAGGGGAATCAATGGCAATGCCAGGGGCTGGAACAATACCAGAAAACAATATTAACTGCCGCTGCCTGTCAATTGATATTCCTAAGCCAGGGGCTGAATCTATAGCAGATATTGACTCGCTTGGATTAGGTGTAGCTGGGGCTTCAGCATTTTAAAAAATAAAAAAAATAATTGCTAAATTTGAAAAAAAAAGTATTATGTCTATAATTTATAAACAAAGTCCCCTTGGAGAAGTCCAGGACATGGACGAAAAAAAAGGAATAGTAAAAGGTTATGCTTCTTATTTTGACAATAAAGATTCTGACAATGATGTTATCAAAGCGGGAGCGTATAAAAAAACAATTGAAGAAAATGGTGACCGGGTTAAATATTATTATCAGCATAAGCTTGACAAACCTTTAGGAAAAATTAATGAATTATACGAGGACGAAAAAGGCTTAATGTTTGTAGCTGAAATTGCAAAGACAACATTAGGAATGGACGTTTTAGAATTAATGAAAGCTGGAGTTATAACAGAAAACTCAGTCGGCATAATGCCAATACAAAAAGATATTAAAGAAGGTCATAGAGAATTAACAGAAGTTAAGCTTTACGAAATAAGTGCAGTTAGTTTAGCTGCTAATGACCAAGCAAAAATTTTAGACGTTAAGAGTGAAGAAAATGTAAAAGACACTCTTAAACGATATGACACACTCGTTAAACTTATTCGTAAGGGAAATATCTCAGACGAAATGGGTTACGCAATAGAAGGAGAAATACTCAAGCTTAAAACGCTTTTTAGCCAAATAACTACTCAGCCAGCTATTATTGAAGTTACTGAGCCAGAGGTCATAAAAGAAGATTTTAATGCTTATCAGTATTTAATTAATAAGTTAAAATAAGTTCAACCCTTTAAAATTTTTAAATCATGAATGATGATGTTAAAAAAGAGCTCGACCAATTAGGTGAAATTATCGACGGTAAAATTGAAAAAGCCACTGGTCAAGCAATGGAAAGAGCTGACAAAAAAGCTGATGAAACATTAAAAACTGAGATTGGAAATTTGGTAAATAAATTCAATGAAAGAATGGACGCTATGGAAATGGCGCAAAAGAAAAACCAAAATTCAATTGAAGCTAAACAAGGTTTCAAAGCTGGATTGACAAAAGCTCTAAACGAAGGAGCACTGGAAAGCTTTAAACAAGGCAATACAAATGCTGCTTCTTTCGCTATTAAAGCGGACATGACAATTGGAGCGGACTTTTCTGGTGATGTAATACCTCCGGAAAGAGTGGCTGGTTATAAATATGACCCAAGCCGCCAATTCCACGTAAGAAGTATATTACCACAGGGAAGCACGTCTTCAGATGTTGTAAGATATATTAAAGAATCAGGTTACTCTGATGGCTCAGCGACTAAAAATGAAGGCGCTACTTTAGGTCAATCTGACTTTGATATGCAAGCTGTATCAACTCCAATAGAAAAAATTGGTGCTTACTTTAGAATTTCAGAAGAAATGATGGACTCAACTCCACAACTTTCTTCTTATCTTTCTGCAAGAGCGCCAGAAAAATTATTGGCAGTTGAAGACACGCAATTAATTGACGGAAATGGTTCGGCTCCGAATCTAACTGGAATCTATACTAATGCAACTGCGTTTAGCGCAGGTGGATTCGCTAATGCTGTTGAATCAGCTAACGAGTTTGATTGTATTACTGTAGCTCTAAATCAGTTAGGTTTAGCTAACTATAACGCTGATTATATTCTCATGAATCCAACTGACTTCCATAAAATTCTATTATTGAAATCAAGTCAAAATGAATATCTTGTAAAAAATTGGCAAGAAGGATTAGTTCCAAGAATTGCTGGGGTTCCGGTAATTGCTACGACCGCTATTACTTCTGACAAATATTTATTAGGTAATTTTGCACAAGGTGCTCAATTCTGGGTTAAGGATAATGTTAGTTTAGGATTCTTTAGAGAAGACGGAACTAATGTAAGAGACGGTTTTGTAACGGTAAGAATCCAGGAAAGAGTGGCATGTACTCCTTATTTGCCAAATGCTTTCGTAGCTGGTGACTTCTCGTCTGACAAAGCAGCTCTTGAAACTCCGTAATTTTTCATAAGTTAATTTAGTTAGTTGTGAAGCCTCGATTAATTTCGGGGCTTCTTTTTTTTCTTTATTTTTTATTATATTTGTAGGGTCTTATGCAAAGGAATTTGGCGTAGAAATTTCGTTTGGTGGGTTACTACGAAACCTGGTAAGACTAACAACTACGGGGTAAGTCCTTGGGTCGCTATACGTTCTTTGATGAAACATTACAACGGCAAGTCCGACTATTCGTGCTATTAAGTAAGAAAGAGCCCTTCGGGGTATCTTTTTTGTGGCGTGGCACATATGCTTAGTTGAGCTTGCTTTAGTCTTGTTCTGTCATTGGACTATCGGTAGCAAAGTTGGGCTTACCCACGAGTTGTGATTTTCTTCTCTAAAAAAAACTTTATCTTTTTTTCACAAATATTTTTTTGTTTCGAAAGTATTGCTTATATTCACCATGTATAACAATAAAATCAATAGAAGATGTA